TATATGAGTATCTACTAACCCAGCCATTAATTTTATCATCAAAAACTAATGTATCTGAAGGAGGTGTTTTACCTGTAACTTCACCTGGTTGTAAAGATATAGTATATTGTTTATTATGTTGATCCCAGCCACCAATTATTTTACCATTATCACGTACTAAAGCTAAATTATCTCTAAAATAATCCACCATGCCGTAATTAGATATTTCTTCTAAACCATTTCCAGATAATCTTAAAACTACATTTTGTACTCTATCTGTAAAATATTTTCTATATCCATATACAGCAAAACTTTCAGGGTTTGTACTGATACCATAGTTACCAGCATAAGCTCTAACTTGTCCAATAACTAAATTAACTGATGTAGTAAGTGGTTGACCTTCTGCAGAATAAATAGCATCTTTGTCTATTAAAGCATTACTAACTTTTGCTTCTTGTAATATAATTAAATTAGTATCTTCAGCGTATAGTTTCTGTATAGAACCATTTACTGGATCTAAACTTCTAGTTATTTCTTCACCTACAGAAAACTGATTTGTATCATTAACACCAGTTCTAGAATTAAATATTCCAGAATATATCATTGAATTAAATCTATGATTTTGCTTATTATCATCTTCTACTATATAAGCTTTAACACCTAAATCAACATCTGTATTATTATAACCACCACGTATTCTAGATTCTTCAACATACCAATCACTAGCCGGTGTTTCATTATAAGCTCCAGGTATAAAAGTAAAATCTTCTATAGGTCCAAAAGCAAGACTGTCACCAGATGATGGTGATGGAGTTGGTGCTACGTTTACTGTAATAGATGTAGGTGAATTTATAGCTGTAATGTAAACAGTGTTTGTAAAAGGTGTTGTTGAGTTTTGTAAAACTTGTCCAACAGCTGGTTGACCTAAAACATTTGATATAATTATAGTAGTAGAACCGCTGTTATATGCTGCAGATCCATTTTCAACATCAACAATTTTATCTAGCTTCTTTATCCAAAAAGAGTTAAAATATTTAAGCTCAAGTGTTGCTGCCATATTATATTATTACTTGTTTTTTATTTAATTTAAGGAGTATTTTCTTGAGTCATTGGGCTGAAACCTCTATTACCAACTCCGTTTTGATTTAAATTTGTTATATATCCAGTACCATCTATTTTACCACTAGCCAAAGCTCTATTATTTTGTGAACCAGCGCCGTAATCTAAAGGAGGCATACCATTAGTAGCATTGTTATTATTGTATCCAGCTGTTAAGTTTTGATATACTATTCTTGCCGGATTACCTCCAGGCCCAGCTCCAGCAACATCTCTTTGATTATATACTTTAAACAAATTAGATGATCCATCAAGTGAAGATATACTATAAGGAACTGTACAATCAGCATCTGTAAAAAACTGATTTACTCCATTTACTGACCCTTGCGTACTATAAACTATTACTCCGTTTGTAGGAGGATTGTTAAAAGGTGATGATATAGATCTACCTATTGTTATAACAGCAGAAGGTGTAATAGTACCTGCTAAATCTTGACTTACTTCTATAGTATTAGGATCACCACCTACATTTATTTTTGCAATATAAGTTCCTGAGGGTATAGCTCCAGTGGCTGTAGATGTTATAGTTAAATATGGAGATATAGGGTTATCTGTTGTATTTACTGCTATTGAATCATCTAAAGTTATAAGTCTTTGACTTGCCACGGCATTAGTTGCTACTTTATATCCTGATGTGCTAGGATTGTAAGTAGCATTTACAGTAGCAGTATCTTGTGATTGATTCACGTATCCTATACTTTCTGCTGAACCTGTTGTTAAACTTGGGTTAACAACATATTGAGCAGCAGTAGAAGCGCCTGGTGGAAATAATAAATTACCAGAAGAATTATAATTATAATCTTTAGTTGATATTTGAATATTTCCATCAGCAATAGCTCCAGTAGGATAATAAGGTTGAGTGTTATAGCCAGAAGAAGGAGTTCCGCTAGGCAAAGCACCTCCACTAGTTTCTATTCTGTATATTATACAATATTCACCTGGACTTACAGTACCATCTAATATTATTGTATCTTGTCTAGAAGCTGTACGAGCTACACAATTTCCAGAAGATGTAGAGCAAGTTCCAAAAGAGTTATTATTATTATTTCCTACAAATACTTTAGTTCTTAAAGGATTGTTTGCGTTATTAGCATTATTACCGCCAGCCGCGTTTGTCCAGCCTGTTGAAGATACAGAACCATTCATATCGCTTACTTGGTTCCAAGAGCTTGCAAAATTGAGAGCATAATCAATACTGCCGTCAGCATTTAATGTAGATCCTCTATAAAATATTTTATAATACAAATTTATTTGACCATTGCTAACATTTCTAAAAAATGATGTACCTCCAATCCAACTTCCAGTTCCTTGTATTTTATTTGATATTTCTAACTGACCTGATAATAAACCTACTGGATCTGAAGAGCTAGCAACTTGAGGTAGACTTTTACCATTCATGTATGGTCCTGCTGAAACGCTAGAAATTGAAACGTCACTTCCTAATATATTATTAACTAAAGTAGCAAGCCCTGTATTTCCGTTTTGATCATCTGTTCCAAGAGGTAGTCTAGCTAAAGAAGTTCCAGCTGGCATATTACCATCATCTATATTTAAACCATGTGTAGAACTGTTTAAATCAGTGTCTATATGTACATAGTGAGGTCCTAAATAAAGACATGCAAATTTTACGTTATTAGCTGAAGCACCTGTATTAAATGCCGTTAAATGCGTTGGTCTTGTTACTTTTGTAGAAATAGTATTAATTGGATCAGTTTGATGCATAAACTCATTTCCACCACTTGGAGTTACAGGACCTGTAGGATTTATATTATTTGGAGTTTCAGTTTGATTAGCATTTGCTGTACCTAGAAAATTAAATATACCTGTTAATATATTTGATTGAGGATTTCTATAGCCTTGAGGAACTTGCTCTTGACCTACGGTAATTCCTACTATTTGAGAACCACAATTTCCTGTTTTACTAGTAAAAGCACTACCGTTTACTGGACTAATAGGACTTCCATTATAAGCATCTGTAACTTGTATATTTAATGCATAAAATCCAATAGGAACTATACCTACTGTAGTTATTTCACCGCTTTGAGCATCTATCTCGAAATAACCTTGATCACCTGATAAAATTTCAAAAAATACATCTGACTGAACTGTATCTACTGAAGCACCAGTAGCTTGATGAGCTCCATTTTTAGCTTCTATAGTAGTTACAAGTGTTGTTGCTTGTGTTATTTGTGTAGTATAATGATTACAACCGTTTACTATAAAAGGAGCTATATTCTCTAAACGACCTTCAATAGGTAAAATTGTATCAGTAGTGCCTACAGTAACTTTTATATTAAATGTATATTTTTCTACAGTTTCTGCATCGTTGTTGAAAACAAAAGGTACATCTTGTATTGCTAATCTATAACCACCGCTTCCAGAACTTATTAATTGAAATCTTGAAGATATATCTATACCAGAACCTGTAAAATCAAAAACACTATCAAGCGTCATAGTCGCGCTTGTTATTATATTTCCATTTAAATCTACTGAAGAAAATGTGTTTGTTATGAATTTACTATTAGCAGCACCTGTTGTTGTTCCACTTCCTGTCGCGTCTTGGTTTTCTCTATGTGTATAACCTGGATTAGTAAGACTTACTGCGCCATCAAACCCAGTTAAAACATCAGCATTTAAATCTGATATATAACCAGTACTTGCCGTTTCCCAAAATATATCAAGTTGAGATTCTATAGGTTTAGTTTCATATACTGATAAAAATGGTATCATACTTTGAGCAGTAGCACCAATACCTTTAACTGTAGATATTCTAGCTATTAAAGGATTTGTATCTAATTGATAAAAGTTTAAAGCTGCAGTACCTCTTACATTATCTATACCATTTGGTAAAAAATCTAAATCTCTAGCTGTAGATATAGTGTTTACAGTATCTGCTTTTCTTTCTGGAAAATATTGTTTATTTTCTTCTCTTAAAAATGTAAATGAATCAGTTTGAGAAGAAACACCGCCTCCATATATAAGTTGAGGTGGAGAAAAAACTATAGTACCAAGAGTTCCAGCTGGATTAACAGTGTTTGAAACTATTACAGTGTCTTTAAGCCAACCATTTGGATAAACAGCTGTACCACCTGAAGGACCTCCATTTTCAGCTTGAATAGCATCTCCTGATTTAAATCTAGTTATAGCGTTACCAGCTGGTAAATTATATGTAATAGTATCAGTTGTTACACTTACAGCTTGAGGATTTATTATAACCGGAGAGTTATTTGGCGGCGCTGTATATGTATCTCCAAAATTTTCAACTCTACCAAAAAGCTCAACACTACTTCTATATTGTTTTTGATCAGGTCCAACTTCTGTTAAGTCCCTTGGTATTTTATTTATATTATCATTTATTAAAACAATATGCGCTGTTTTATTTTCTTCATTAACTGGAAAAATAGTCGTATTAACACCATGCTCTATTAATTCTTGAGTGGCTGTAAAAAGAATATTTTGAGTTGCACCAGCGGTTACCGCTTGATTTACAGTAACATCTACAGTTGTTCCAATAACAACATTTGTTACAGTTACTGGTGAAGCATTTGTAAAAGGCGTTGTTATGTTAGTAGCAACCATACCTATAATAATACCTTCTGTAGATTCTGTTCTTGTTAATCTTAGTATAGTTCCAGATCCAATAAGACTAACAACAGAACCTACTGCTGATTGCACATATTTAACACTACTATCAGATGTTTGAGAATCTGGATACGCGTTTAGCATACCTGGTAAATATGAATTATAGTATTCTTGTTCCTGTTGTTTTACAACCACCTTGTAAGAATACCAACCTATTGGATTTATATCGTATGCAAATTTAGTATTTGCAACTGAAGAATTTACTTGATCATACTTGTATATGTCATTTACTTGACCATCTGTAGTTACAACATAAGGACCAGAACCTGATCCTGTAATATTTTTTACTTCTACATAATCTGTAAATTGACCTCTCAAATAAGATCCTACAGTAGGAACTTGTGTTAATAAAGGATAAGCTCCTCCTCCATTATCTAACGTAAATGTATATGTTGTTGGTGTTATAGTAACTGCATCAGTAACAGCAAAACCTAAACCTGTACTTATTGGATTAGCATATAAACCGGGTGTTCCAGCAGCAGTGTCATTCAAAGCAGATATAGGTGAATTAACTAAAACTCTAAGAGCATTACCAAACCAGCTTTTTACAACTAAAGTATCTGTTGTATAAGCTGAATAAATAGTAGAACCACCAAAAAAAGCTCCTGTAGTTGATGTGCCAGTATCATTAGAAGATAAAATAACAGAACTCTGTCTATTGTATTTGTCAGCTAATATAAAACCTACTTGATAATTTCTATTTTGTTTTAAAGTATGATTTGGATATTCTATAAAATTATTAAATTGAGATGTTTTAGCTTGAACAGCAACGTTGTAATTAATATCATTAGGCATAGTCCAATTATCTCTATAATTACCATAAATAACTCTATTTCCAGATACTTCTTGAGCTCTTGCTCTTACTGGTACTTTATCATATACTCTAGTAGTTTGAGCTTCTGGTAGTGTTTTATAAGGTTTTTCTGAACTATATGTATAATTAAATATATTAGTAGTAGGTATACTGTTTTGTAGTACTGAAACATTAATTGTTTCTAACACGCTTACAATTAAACTATCACTTTCTTTATAAAGTATATCTATTTCAGAAACGCTATAATCTGATATTAATTTACTACCAATTGTTGGTAAAGGTATTAATAATTCAATATTGTTTACGTTGTTTTCAAAAAAATCAAGTATTGTACTTCTAAAAGCACTTTGTTCATCACCATTTATTAAATAACCTTTTTGTTTAGGTATAAAGCATATTTGCGTAAATGGTGCAAATGTAGAATATTCATTATCATCATATCTAATTCTATAGCTAAATCTTACATATCTACCTTCTAAATAATCAGGATCTCCTGGCCAAGTAGAATCAGAAGATTGATCTGTCATTGTTGATGATAAAAATATTATATCTTGATTATTTGCTACTGTCACTCCACTAAATGAAGCATTCCCATTATCAACAGTTACGTTTGATGATGTTTTTGAAATAACCTGTATATATTGATTTCCATTTATTGAAGGGCTAGTATTAGCTACAAGAAACATTCCGACTTCTATACCTACTGTACTTGCTACAGATATAACAGCAGTAGTAGAAGCTGCTGTTGTTCTAGTTTGAACTTTTTTAAATAATTGGATAGGTTCAACAGGCGTGTATTTTGCTACAGATATTTGATGCTCATGCTTGTAATATGCACTATCTGCTAATGCTGTTTCTATATTTATTTTTCTTGGTTGATTTCTATTATCAGTCCAAAACAATAAATCTTCTACTAGATTTACACCTGTTATACTATATTGATTATTAGTTGCTAGATTTAGCCAATTACCTTCAACTAAAGTTGTTTGTAATGGCGCTGTGCCGTTAAAATCAACTAAAACTATTCGGCAAGTTGCTGTTGATGGAGCTGGTGTTATTTGTGTTTCGCTAGGATCTTCATATGTAGTTTGAAATAATATAACTATATTTCTTGAATCATCTTTTATATATCCTATAGCATTAAGAACTCCACCTACAAAACCACCTGTGCCTATTTCAGAATTACCTAATACGTTTTGTGCAGTACCTACACTTGCAGATTCTGATTTACCTACCGTTATATTTAAGGCGTCTCTATATTCACCAGTTGGTACAAGTCTAGAGTCTAAATCTTTATTCATTTTAGACTTTAGAAAAGTATTTCTAAGTTTAGCCATTTAATTTTAGTGTTTTATCCATTTAGACTTACCTCGCATAACTTGAACTATTTCATCAAGTTTAATATTAGAAAGTCTTATTTTAGCGTTTCTTAATTTAGCGCTTTTATCTCTTCTTAATCTTTGAATAGTGTATTCTTGTTGATTAGCTCTAGTTGAAATTATAGCATGTAATATATAAGCATATAAAGCATCTTCAGCCATTTTAGGTACTCTAGAGTCTAAATCGTAAGCTAAGCCATCAGATATGTATTCTAATACAATTAATTTATTTACTAAACTACTTGAAAAAGATATTTTACCTTCTCTATAATTAGTATTAAACCAACCGTTTCTTTGAGCATACTGAGGTATTATACCATATTGCTGACCATAAAAACCAAAGTTATCTAATCCCCAATAATTAGCCCAATATAAATAATCATCAAAATTAGCAAAAAACTCTTGACTAATTATTGTATCATTTGCTTTTTTCCATCTATCTTCAGTAATTGATGTTCCCTCTAAATTATCTCCAAAATTATCTTGCGTTGGTACACCAGCAGTATCTTGTATAGGATTATTATAAGGACTTGTAGTTAAGTTATTAGCAGGATATATAGGTCTTTTAACACCTAATTCATCTATATAACACACGCTAACATAATTAACATAATCTTGAGGTAAAACAACACTTAAACTTGGAGGTATAGTTAATTCTTGAGATTTAATGCTTTTTAATGTATCATAACTAAATTCTTGTAAACCTCTTTTAGCATGAAATATAATATCAGTTCTTTTAGCATCTGATATTAGTTTTTGATCACCTACATAACCAACTAAAAAATTATTAACAATATCATTAAGTTTTATATATTCGTATCCACCATAATTATTTTCAACAGTAGTTCCAAAAGCATCTTGATTACCATATTTACCACCATCTAATGTTTTTAATTGAACAACTACGTAATGATTAGCAGTTAAAGATCCAGTTACTTTTATAGTGTTACTTGTGACTGTATAAGCAGAAGTATATTCTGTAAAACTACCTGGTAAACCAGTAGTGCTAGTATATAATTTAAAATTATTTAAAGCATAATTAGTTATAGTAGGATCAAAAGAACCAAAAACTAAATCTGTATTAAAAGTAGTAGTAAATTCTTGCCCAGTAGCAGTAGCAGGTACAACAAAAATTTGTGCACCTTGATAATATTGTTGATTTGTTTCTGTTATTAAGCTCATTTATTAAGATTTTTCGTTAACTTCTTCTTGTTGTATTTGTTGAGCAGCTACTTGAATAATAGTAGGATCATTAACAATAACTCCAGAATATAGTAATATTTTTTCTATAATAGTTGCTTGTTCAGAAGGATGTAAATCAAAATTTACTGATGTAGCAGAGTTGTAAATATATTGATAATTATTACTAGCAGATGGTGTTTCAAAATTCCATACAGGATTTTGAGGTTTTTTAAGATAAGTACAAGATATATTTGAAGTTATAGATGTAGGAAATACATGTATTTTTAAATCTTTGTATTTATATACAGGAAAATATTCTGTAGGTTTTGTTAATGGTGATAAATTAAGTTGTAATAATTCATTAGGCTGTACGTATTCAACTTCTTTTTCATCTTTATAAATTACTGTTCCTAATTTATAAAAATCAGATAAACTAACACTTACAACAACTGTAAAAACTCCCGATGGTATAGTTGTTAGTGTTATAACGTTACTAGATATAGACCACTCTGTATTAGGTTGTACAACACCACCAAAAGTAACAGTGACTAAGTTTTGATCTATATCAGATGATGTTATTGTGGGAAGAATATATGTTTGTTGACCTGCGACAGTTGAGAAAGAATCACTTAAAAGTGTAGTTGACGCAGGTAAAGTAAAATAAGGCCCTACATAACTGCAGGTGCCTGATGTTTGAAATATTGCTATTTTTTCTTGTACATTTTTAATTCTATCAGAATATTCAGAGTCATTGTCTGGTATTCTTAGTTGTTGATTTTCTGTTTCAAAATAAGAATTAAATATATCTAACTGTACTTGAGTAGCAGTTTTATTGAACTCATCAGGTGTTAAATAACCACGTTGCTCTTTGTTTAATATTAACAAGACGGTTCTATATACTGTGTTTACGTTTACTGCCATTTTATACTTTTATATAAATACTAAGAAGGCGGCCGAAACCGCCTTATAATAGTATCACTTGTTTTTATAGTTTTTTATCTATAGATTTATAGATCTCAACACCTTCATCTGTTTTTAAGAAAGCAGCGAAAGCTGAGTATGGATTTTCATCAAATGGAACATTCATTAGTTTTCTACCGTTTGATCCCCATGTAAATGTTCTTTGATCTTGAGATAAATTAATTATACCAGCTTCTTGAGCTCTAATAGCTATGTTTCTCAATTGAACATTATCATCATTTGCTAAATTAATAAATAATCTTGGATTATTTCTTGCAAATATAAGTAAATCTCTTTTAAGTTCTTTAGAACTCATAGTATTTACTTTTGAACCAAGTTCAACTCTTAAAATTGCTTCTGCTTGATCTATATCCATATTTCTAGCTGCATTTAAAGCATCTATTTGAAGATCTAAAATGTCTAAATCATCAGAAGCTTCTTGTACAGCACTAAATTCTTCATACATTCTACCTTTTAAAGGGTGATACAAAGAAAGTAATTTTTGTAAATTTTGTTTTTCTTTTGAAACCTTTAAGTCACCGTCTCTAAAGATAATATGACCTAAAGTTGCTTCACCTTTTTGTTCATCTACAAAAGGCGAATCCTGATTTGTAGCATATCTAATTTCTCTTTGCTTACCTGTTTTTTCATCAAAATAAAGTAACGCGTGTTTTTTAGTATGCTTTCCAGGTATTGTGAAAGTAAGAGGAGATTTATTACCTTTTAAATAATAAATTCTATCTTTAATTTCCCATTCTGGTTTAACTTGTTTTATTTGTTTTTTTGTAGCAGTTTTTACTTCTGCTTCTTGAGTTGCAACCTCAACATTTTCTGCTTGAGCTTTTTTAGCCATGATATAATAAAATTAAATAGTTATAAAATAAACATCCCGCCCTAAGACGGGATGTATATTAGTTTTGAGTGATTACACTCCTTTGAATAATACAAAGTTGTTAGCAGCTTGTACAACTAAACATCTTTCAGATAGGAAGTTTACTTCCATAGCGTCAAGAGTAGATGTAAATGCACCACCAGCAGAACCAGTTAACCAAGACTTCATTCTTCTGTCGTCAGCTTGTGAAGCTCTATAACGTACGTGTAAGAAAGGTCTACGGATGTTAGTTCCTAAAATTTGATCGTAAACAGTTGATGTTCCAGCAGGTACTAATACACCTTCAATAGAGTTGATTCCATCGATAGCGCCACGAGTTGAAGCATCGTTTAAGTATTTCCAATCAGTTTTATAGAAATCATAAGAACCTCTACGGAAACCGCTAAATCCAAGATTTAAAGCCATTTCTTCTGAGTTTTCAAATAATCCAAAAGCAGTACCGCCAGCAGCACCACCAGAAATAGAAGCTAGCATGTCATCAAAATCAAGAGCAGTTTGTCTTTGTAAGAATAACATGTTTTCTTCAATAGCACCTTGAGTATCTAGGTTTTTTAAGATAGCATCAAAGTCGTCAAGTCCAGCAGCAGCTGTAAATCCTACTTGTACATTACCACGATCATTGATAGCGGCAAACAAACCTTCACTACCGTGTGCAGAAGCCGCAGCAGCACCAGTTGCTTTTTCAGCTTCTACCATAGACATTTCTAGGTAATCTTCAAAACGTAGTCTTGTTTCAGACTCAGCTTTTAAGTACCATAAATATCCAGAAGCACCATCTTCAGTCGCAACTTCTACCCATCCAATTTGAGCCATATCAGATCCTGATACTACATACTTACTTTTAAGTATAATTGGTGAGTTAGCAAATTGAGTAAAAGTAGGTTCAACACTAACGTAAGAAGTGCCAGTGTTAGCACCAGCAATAGCGTTTGTTACATCGCCACCTTTTTTATATTCAGAACCATATACAAATACTTTTAAAGCACCGGATGTAAATGTTCCTAAATTAGCAAGAGTATAAGGCTGCACAGTGATAACACCAGAAGTAGTATTAGAATCAGTTACTAAACATTTTTCTTCAGCTCCAGTTACTGTGTCTAAAACAACAACAGTAGCTCTAGGTGAAATAACGTTTGTTGTACCTGCTACAGTATTAACTTTAATACTTAAGTTAGTAGGTAAAGTACAGTCGTTGTATGCAATGTGTAATCTATTTTGCTCAGACCAAATTACTTGATCAGATGTCATTGGCATTTCAGCGCCAACCATTCTTAAGAATCCAGATAACGTTCTGTTTCCATAACGCTCTACTTCTTGTTCATAAATTTCAGGCAAATACTGCTGCGCGAAAGTGCTTGTTTTTTCAGCATCATACGCACCACCTGCAGTACTGTCAAATTGTAGGTAATTACTGTTCAATAACTCTTGACTTTGAGATGGAACAATTTTACCAAATTGAGGAGTTAAACTCATAATTAATAATTTTTAATTAGTTAAATTTTCTTGTTTTAATTTTTAGTTTTGTAGAATCAGCGCCTGAAATAGCTTTAACTTTAAATCCATTAATAAACACATCATTTTGAGTAGTTCTAGCTTTAGTGTCACTTAGGTTTTTTGATTTGTTTACAACTTCTTTAACTGCATCTGCTTTTCCTTGCTCATAAAAATGAGCTGCGATTTTATCTACGTTTTCAGCAGCATACATAGCTTTGTGATAACCACTCGTGTCACTAACATTACCTTTTTCATCAAGGAACTTCCCGATTAAGTTGTTAATATTTGATTGGTTTTCTGCAACTTTATCTTTGTTTTGAATATTATACTTATATAACTTTTCACCTACTTTGATATCAAAACCTTTGAAATCATCACTAAAAAGTTGTTTAGTATTTTCTTTAAACAATTGATGTTGTTGCTCAGCTTGTTCTTGCTGCTTGTTGTATCTATTGAAAAAATCCATAGCTTTTTTTTGTTCCTGAGTTACGCCGGGTCTCAACTTGATTTCGTCGTAATATTTACTCTTTGTTTCCTCTAAAAAGTTTTTGGCTTTTGCAACTTCTTCTTTAAACGCAAGCTTTTTCTTGCGAATATCTTTTTCCTCATCTATATCTTCATCATAATCAAAATCTTCTAACAAAAGATCTAAGTCTGAATTATCTAAATAAGGTTTATTTTTTTTGTAATACTCTTTTATAAGAGTTTTATCGTCTACATTACTGTAATCAGCATTTAAACGAGTATAATCTTCTATTGTCCCACCAGTTTCTTCCATAAAAGCAACTAGCTTTTCAATATTTTCAGGTAATGGTTTACCTAATACTTTTTCGTCTCTTATAGCTTCTTTAACGTCAGCTTCAACTTTTTTAACTTCAGCTTCTGTTATTTCTTGGATCGGAGAAAACCCTTCAGTAGTCTCGTTGGACTCTTGTACAGGTTCTCCCACCTCTGCGCTATTTCCGGATGGTTCTTCCACAGATACCTTTTTTGCTTCTCCGATTTGAATGGCATCGTCTTCTTTTTTTATTTCTACTTTAGTAACGTTACTTTCTAACTCTACTAAAGGTTCTTTTGGATTAATATTTACTTTCGTAATATTATCCTTTGTTTCGGTTAATTTTTTAGGTGTTTTCTTTTTAGTTTTTAACTTAAAGTCACCTTCTTGTTTAACAGGTTCATTTGTTTTTACTTCTGACATAATATAATATAATTAAATAATTAAATAAACGTTTACATAAAAGCGTTAACGTCTTGCTGTTGTTCAAAGTTTATTGGTAAGCCATCATTTTTTCTTTGGCTTATCATTTCGCTTTGTTGCGTACCTTCCATTTTTATACGCTTGTCTTTTCTATTTTCTTTTTCAGTTTCTTTTTGCGTTTGCACTTGAGTTTCCATTTGCTTTAATTGCATATCAAACTGATGTTGCATTTGCATTTTTTGTTGGTCAAGTTGTGCTTGAACTTCCATTTTCTTAATTTCCATTTCAGTTCTAGCTTGCTCGTATTGTACTTTAGATCCAGATATTGCCTCTTGTTTTTGTACTTCAGCCATAGCTGTTTTTTCAGCTGTTTCAGCTTGAGCTGCTGCTTGAGCTTGGATATTAGACTGCTGCGCAAGCATGTCTTCTTTTTGCTTTTTCTTACGCTTAATTTTAAGCATTTGATTAGCAAGTTTAATATTTTTTATTTGACGTAAATCTATAGCGTCATCTAAATCAATATTACCTGCTTGTAAAGCAACTTGAATATTAGACTCTAATTTAGCTTGCTCTTCTTCATCTGGTTCTAATTCTAAGAATATACCAAAATCGTGTAAGTTTAAATCTTCTACTTGTCTTAATGTTTCAACATTAAAAGCAGATATTGAGTTTTTCAATGACTCTGCAGTTAATGGAAACTCTAAAGCATCTGCTATTTTTAAAGCAATGTTTTCAGCTATTCTAAGAGTTATATATAAACTTGATTGATTTATATGTCTAGTAGCTGTATTTGAAGCATTGGCTGCTAACTTTTGTAATCCAACTAATGTATTACGATCAGGTAAGCTACCGTCTCTTGCTTCATTAAGTCCGGTCACATCACGTATCATTTGTAAATAATATTGGTACGTAGTAATTAAACTTTGTATTTTAGCACCACCACTACTGCTTTGTAATTCTTGAATAGGTACTTTACCTCTATTCATTTCACCATCTTGCGTAAGTGATCTACCAACAATAGAACCTGTTTGGAAATACATGTTTAATGCTTCAGCAGGATTATAATTAGTACCATTACCAAGATCAACTTCAGCTAAACCGTCCATATCTAAATATACACCATCTGGTACCATACGAGATAAAACCTGCTGCAGTTTTAAGTGTGTTATTTGAATCATATCAGCAAAGCCAATACATTTACTAACTAGTGAATCAATTCTACCTTTATACATGCGTGGTGCACATATAGAGTAATTCATTTCAACTTTTGTTGTATCAGCATATGGTCTTGACATATTTTCAGCAAGTTCCCATTTTAACAATGTATCAGTTCCTAAAACTTTAGCACCACTGTATAATACTTCAATAGATCTAGATACTCTTTCAAACATATCGCTTTCTGGTGGATTAAACGTGTCTGGCTTTTCAATAGCTTTCATTAATCCTTGATCTGTTTGTTTTATTTTAAATACTTGATTATGGTATGTTTTATAATCAAAATATAAAACTTGTACAGTATTTTCATCATAACCACCCCAGCCTGTAACATACTGTCTGTTACCTGGCATAGCTTGTATTCTTTTTAATTCTTCTTCAGATATATCTGGAAACTCTTTTTTAAGTTCTGGTATTGTTATTGATTTTATTTCACCAACATAATATATATCTTCAAAATTAGGATCTTCAGTATATGAATAAACCATATATGCAGGATCTACATAATCAACCGTTATACCGTTTGATGTATTAAAATTAGTTTTACAAGCAGCAATACCACATACTGCTAAATCCATATTTAATCTTCTTCTAACTAAGTTATATTTATTTTGAGCCATAACAGAAGATATTGCTTCTTCTTCTGCTATTTCAATAGCTTGTTTATAACCTAATTGCATATGAAGCTCTAACTCTTCTTCTGTTTCAGGTATTACATCAGGATTTGGTGTTTGATATAAATCAATACCTAATGTATTTTTTATGTTTTCAATATATTCTTTTGCTAACATATCTTCATACATCTTAGAAGCATATGAAGTTCTTTTCTTAACAGAACTAGGATCTTGAGCATAAGCTTTTATTTCATAAGCTTTTTGCGATATACCATTAACTACAATATCTACAAACTTTGATAAAATAGGTACTGGTTTCCAGTCTAAATTTAAATAAGATAAATCACCATTAATTGATAATTCATCTTTATATTTTTGTATGGGTTGTTCACCTCTAGCGTAAAGTCTTAAAGTGTTAAAATTGTTCCAGTTTGTTAAATATCTGTTACCGTTAACTCTTCCAGATCTAAACCACTCGTATTCAATAGCCATAGCAACTTGACTGCCATATTCCCAACTTGCTTTTTCAGCATCACTTACTACTTGACTAGGAAAAGCGCTATTTGAGTTAGTATATATATTCATTTAACTTATAATTTTTGATGAAGTTCCCCTATTGTCATATCTTTTAATTCCTAAATCAACAGGTTGTAATTTTGTTTTATTTACTGGTGAATACCTATGCTTATTACAAGCCATTAAAGCTAAACCAGAACTAATAGAAGCATCGTGTCGTGTTCTATTATTAATATTAAATTTAGCCCAGTCTTCTAACGTTTTTTGAAAATACATATCACCATAACCAGTTTCTTTTAAACCTACAAATGTTTCTATATATGTTTCTATTGCTGAAGCGTGAGCTTGCTTTATATCTTCACTTGAGTTTGGTATACCACCTAACTCTCTTTCTGTTATTGATAGTTTATTATATTTTCTATCAGGTCTGTTCATTGAAAATCCTCTGTAACCACGTTTTTTTAAATAATATAAAAGTCTTGGTTTATTATTTTCAATTAATATAGGCATACCATAAAATACGCAGGCCATAAGTACATCTTCAAAAAATATCTCTGCTGTTTGAGGTCTAGCTATATATTCTAAAAAGAAATGATTAGGTGGTGCGTCTTCCATAGAAAACTTTGTTAAACCATGTAAAGATCCTTTTGAACCTCTTTTATCAACAGTTCCTGATATATCATAAGGGTCACATCCAAAAGCGCCTATATGCTCATTGCCAGGATAATTTGTATTATTTTTTCTATATCTTTTGTTTTGCAAATGAACAGGAGGAACCCAACTAATAGTAAACCTTCCGTTTTTATTAGGAACAAATATAACTTTTGTATCTTGTTCTGCGTTTTCCCACTGAAAACTACCTTGTGTTAAATTTAAAGAGTTTCTTAAATCTTCATTAAAATCTATTTGCTCATAAATTTTAGTTAAATTAAATAAAGACTCTTTTGATTCATCTCTAAATGCATGCTTTTCAGTGCGTGGAAACTGTCTATAAAATTCATTTAAAGCATCTTGATCTTGCTTTAATCCTTCTACTTCGTTATCCCAATATTCTATTACACCTAAATCTATAATTTCACCTTGTGGTCCTTCAATAGGTTTGTTTGGTGTTTGGAAGACAGGTATGCCATAAGAATCAATGTATCCTTCGTAATTCCATTCCATAGGTATGAACAAGCTATATAATCCAGAGCGAGTTTGTCCATTCGCGTTTCGTTGTGTAACATCTGAGTCATTATATAGTTTTTTAAAGTTATCACCACCTTTGTCTAATGAGTTACTAGTTGAACCCATCATGCATTTACCTATAATTCTACTACCTAATCGTAAGCAGGTTTTCGTGACCCTCCAGTTGTTGAGGATGTTCGTCGGACGTTCCCACTTGCCGCTCTCATCGTGGACGAGGAGTTTGAGTTTCTCACCGTCGTACGAGTTGTCGCCCGTGTTTTTCCAATCGATCGTGGTGTCGAGACCGTCGATCTCTTGTAATTGCTGGTTCGTCTCGAGTTTCTTACGCGTGTACTTTGTTGCGGGTACTCTGTACGCGAGCTCTGTCTTTGGACGGTCCATTCCGTCCTGTATTGGTTTGAAAAAGAAGGGGTAATTAACCGATATCGGTACCACCTTGTCGGTAAACATCTTCTTGGCATCAGGACCAGACTTTGATAATATCCCAAACCTAGAGTCGCTTGATATTGTTGCCATATTAACGCACTCCCCGGACGCCATAAAGGAAAACCCAGAACGTCTGTTCTTAAGGTAACACATTCCATAGGATCTAGGATCGGCCTTACAAGCTTCCCAGAATATGTAAAATAATCTGTTCGATTCGCGGAAGTCTGGTTGACCGACATCAATTTTACTCCACTGCAAGTACATGTAATGAGTACCAGTAATATAAGTAGCATTGCCTTTGTTATAAAACCAAAAACCTTGCTCTCTTCTATTAAATTCCTCATCGATGTAATCATACCATTTTTCTTTAAAATCTAGTGGATATTGTTCCCAGTCAAAAACAGATTTAATTTTTTTTAAAACTTTAGGATACGGTGTGTATTCCCATTTATCTGTTTCAAACTTATGTATTTTATTTTCTACAGGTAAAGCTATTTTTAGGTTTTGTATTTCATATATTTCACCTATTTTACCTGTTTTGCTTATTATAACAATATCGTGTTCTTTATTGTATCCATATTCCCATTTGCTATACCTATTCATTCGTTTAAGAACTTTAGGTTTAATATGGTCTTTTAAAACTTTATATAAACTTTGTTCGTACATTACTTAGATCTACCTTCTGCAAAACCTTTAAAAGTTCTTTCTTCTTTAACTTCTTTTGGTTTTTCGTTTAATAAGTTTTCTTCTTCTTCGATACGACTAAGTATTTCAAACGCATCGAATATAGCAAGCTTTTTTGTAGCTGCAGCGTTTTTAAGTCTATCAGCTGATATATCATCATCTGAATCAACAATAGCTTCTTTAGCTACTTTGATCAACTCTTCTACTGCTCTCTGCCCAGCTTGGATTATATTCTTCTTCGTCTCCTTGGTATTCATACTTAATTACAATATCATTTGATTTCATACAATAAAGTCGTTTATCATCGACTAAAAACTCCCACTCACTATTAGGAGTAAATCCTACAAGATCACCTGGGTTGATATTAAGCTCTTCTAAGGACTTATTACCATATTTTAATATACCAATAAGGTTTGCTTCTTTATCAAGCGTTAGATCTTGTTTGCTTTTTATAGGTGTTACAAAGCATCTATTATTTATAGTCTTCCAATTGTTTTTATTTTTATATAAATAAATTTGGTCAACTGCGCAGAAATAATAATCATCTTTAAAATAAGATCTGCTTTTTTTCTTTTCACCTCTCATATCATAAAATGTTCTAAATACATTTTGATGTATGATTATTAAAGCACCTTTCTTAATAGGCGTAGAAAAAGCTGCTGGTGTTTCAATAACCTTAGCAACTCTATTAACAAATTTCCAGTTTTCTATTTTAGTATTTACAACTAATTTTTTATCACCTATATTAACAGTATTGCTGTATTTATCGCCAACTGGTTCAACGATAAAATCATATAGACTCTTCATTAATACTCTAAATCATACTCAACAGATACAGCCATGTTAGAGTTAAACTTCTTCCATGGCAATACCTCGTTGTTTTTCTTTATATGTATATTATAAGAATTATCAGATTCATCAAATAAAATATATGCTATTTCATGACCTCCATAGACTTGTTGTCCTACAGAATAATGCATAGCATCGTTTTTATAATCAGATCCAATACTGATTTTTCTTATAACAGAGTCCATTACTCTTCTGTTTCAGTTTCAGCTTCTTCTGGTTTTTCTATTTCAGTATACTCACCAGTTTCTATGTCAACTTGAATAGCTCCGTATTTCTTTTCTAATTCTACCTTGTGTTCTTCAATTGCAGAATTAATATTACCTATCTCGTGTAATAATCCGTGTTTTTGAGCTTCAAGTATACCAATATCGTTTAATACGACTTTTAATTTTTCTTGTTGAGTTTTAATTAATTCTAACTCTTCTTCTGTAATTTTTGCCATTTGATTTAATTTAAGTTAATTGTTTTATATTTATATAGTTACACCTGTTTTAGTAAATCTACTATTCAGGTAAATCTTCGTAGTCATCTGCATAATCAGATGGTAAATATGACTCCATACCAGAAATTTGATCAGCGCTACATTCGTTTTTATAAAAGTCATTTGATAATAACCATTTAAAGTGATCTTTAAGACACTGTAATTGCTCTGCTGAAGTATCTGAATCTGCAGCTTGTGCTAATTGACCATCTACTTGATTTACAATAACCGCTTTGTGGCTGTCTGGTGTGTTTTCTGATGTAATTACGTTTCTGTACATTTTTATTTATTTTTATTATTAAGCATTTTCTAATGCTGTTACTTTTGCTGATAAATCTTGTATTGCTTTTACTAAAACAGGTATTAATCTACCATATGTAGCTTCAAGTTTTTCAGGATTATTTTCGTATACTAATTTTAAGTAATCATTATCTACTTCTTGAAGATCTTGAGCTATAAAACCTAAATCTTTAACACCAACTTTAGCACCGTCTCTTGTGTTCCAATCAAATGTTACTGGTTTTAATTTTTCAACAAGTTCTAAGCCGTAATTAGAATCTTCTATATTAGTTTTATCTCTTTTATCTGATAAAGCAGTAATACTTGTTACTTTACATCTTAAAGTTGATATAGACGAATTACCTAAAGTAATTTCATTTGATACAGTCGCAGACGATGAATCTGCACCATTTCCAATTATAGTATTATTTTGACCAGTTGTTATACTTCCACCAGCAAAATGACCAACAACAGTGTTAAAACCAGAAACAAAACCAGCATTTTGATTTTGTAAACATCCATGACCTATGCCTATAGTTCCAGTGTCTCTTGTTGCTGAATTTAAAGCAAAAGTACCAAGTACTATATTTTGTTGACCATCTGTTAAAGCACCACCAGCTGGTGAACCTAGTAAAATGTTTCTTTGACCACTTGTTATTGCATCTCCAGCATCATCACCTATCACTATATTTCTTTGACCATCAGTCATATTTATTCCAGCATCAGCTCCAATTAATACATTTCTATCTCCTGTAGTTAAAGATTTTCCAGCTTCATAACCTAATGTAGTATTGTGAAAACCAGTAGTTTGAGCATACCCAGCTCTGTAACCAATGTTAGTATTTTTAACCCCAGAAGTTTGTGAAAAACCAGCTTCGTAGCCTATTGAGATGTGACCAGTAGCAGTATTTGTTTTTGCAGCATAATAACCAATACCTATTGAGCCAGTACCACCAGAAGCACTATTTATAGCATTTGTTCCTATTGCTACAACATAGTTAGAACTTGCATTGAAACCAGCATCATAACCCATAAACACACTCCATAAACCAGAGTAATTAACACCAGCTCTATATCCAACTGCTACAGAATTTCCACCTCCATTACCCTTTAATGATTGAAATCCTATTGCAGTGGCATTTGAATAATTTGTCATTCCACTACCAGCCTCATTACCTATAAAAGTGCTATTTGTTTGAGTAGTCATTGAATTACCCGCATCAACACCAAGAATAGTGTTTCCTTGTGGATTACCGCTTAGTCCAGCAGGTACTTCTCCTACATATAGTGAATCTGTATCAACTAAACAATCACTTAAGCCATTTAAGCTTGAAGCACCACCGCCTCCAGCGGCTTGCAAAGTAATTAAACCTGTACCTGAAGCAAATGTTAAAACATCACCGTCGCTAGCACCAGATTGTAGTCCAGGTATTCTTAGTGCTGTAACCGCTGCGTTACCAAGAGTAATTTCGTTTGTAGCAGTTG